AGGATTGACAGCAGCTTTAGTCTCATACATTTCTATCTCCTTAATGACACTTAATTATAAAGATGTTTTCTGTAAATAGCTAGAAGCACTCTGAAGAAACTGCACACTATCTTGAAATAAACCCAAGCCACGATTGCAATTGTGACACAGCATTCCTCTAACTCTACCCGTTGAATGGCAATGATCCACCACAAGTTTTATCTTGTGATGCGCTTGCATTTTAAACCCCTCACTTCCACAGATAACACACTTCTCATCCTGACTTTTAAGCATCTCCATGTACTGAGAATAATTTATTTTATATTCTCTTTGGAGATACTTCTCTATCAAGGCAATGTCTGCACATTCCTGACTGCAATACATGTGGCTAGGAGCCATTGGTTTAAATACAGTAGAACAAAGTCTACAAGGTTTCTCTTTAAAGAATCCTTGTGGATATTTCTTTGGCTCTGCTGTCATTTCTGTCTGTCTTTTGTTTCCTTTTAAGTACATAGTGAAACCCTTTCACTATAGTTATACCATAAAAATATGTTCAGTTCAAGTCTTAGTGAACATCCCGCCAGTTTTTACCTATGCGTCCTTCAGCACCAACAGGACAACGAAACCCTAAAGACACACCTGCATCTAGTGCGGCCTGTACAGTTAAGTCTTTAACTAGTTCAGCTTGTTTGGGTAAACATTCAAGAACAACTTCGTCATGGACAACAGCAAGTAACTTAACATCCACTCCGTATTCCTTGTACTTCTTGTTGGCCTCCACAATCCACTGCTTAGCAATGATGGCTCCTGCGCTTTGTAACAAAGTGTTTAAAGCTGCGTGTTCAGATCGAATCCATACACGCCTACCATCAAGGCCGGGCAAGTGTCCTTTGCTCATGAACTTAGATATCTTTTTCTTAAGTGCTGCTAGGCCGGGTGTGTTGTTAATAAAGTTGTCTAAAAGTTTCTTACCTTTAGAACTATTAGCTCCAACAATACTACCAATCTTTGCTGCTCCTGCACCATATGATGCTGCATACACCAAAGTCTTCGATAGATTCCTAGCCTTCTTGTGTTCGTGGTTGTTATCATCTTTAATTGTTCCTTCCGGAACTAAACCAAAACTCTGAGCATTCTTCCAGTGAACATCCCCATTAAGAAGCTCATGCTGCCATCCTGCGTCTTGTAGATAGTGAGACATACAGCGCAGTTCAATGCCTGATAAATCGACACCTACCATGACCTTGTCTTTAGGTACAACCCACATCTCCCTACACTCCAACCCATATGCAACAGACGCATTAGGAATCTGCCCAATGTTTGGATTACTGTGGGTCATCCTGCCAGTGACAGCTCCATTAGTAGTAACCCTACCATGCACTCGTCCATCGTCACCAACTAGTTCCAACCAACTGCTAATCTGTGCTACCCTCTTTTGAATCATTAAGTATTCAGCTACAAGCTTAGCCTCTGGCAAGTCAATCTTCTCAAGCACAGCTTCGTCAACAATGACATTGCCTTTGTCTGTCTTCTTTGTAAAGACAACACCAAGCCCTGCCAATCGCTCAGCAATTTGCTGTCTACTTCCGGGATTAAAAACGGTAATCTTATCCTTGAGCTGCTTGCCTGTCTTCTCAGAGAAGCGTTGCTCTACGATGGGAGGAAACACCTTCTGCATATCCTCTTCAATGTCAGACATACGTCCACTAAGTGTTGCACTAAGTACCATAGCTTTCTCAATGTCTAACATGAAGCCGTTGTCTTCCATCCCTCTGCAAATGATGGCAACATCATGCTCAAGCTGAATGCTTTGTAGGGAAAACCCTTCCTTGGTCATGGTTGTTGTTATGTGGTTATACAGATCTTCAAGCAGCAACACATCCTGCTCACAGTAGGTAGCCATCTCTTGTGTCCACCCACCATCGAAGTCAGTGAAGCCAATCTTGTGGCTGCCTAAGCGATAGCCCCATGCCTCTAGGCTGTGTGGACTAGGGGCTTTGCCCTGCTCAGGAATAACAATGTCAATGTCGGGCTTGTACAGGCGTGACATCACCAGTGTATCCACCAACATGTTGTCTGGAATGACAACACCCCATACCTTCTTCAGCACTGGAGCATCAAAGCCAATGATGTTATGGCCTACCACTTGCTCACCTTCTAAATATTGTTGCAAGCTGTCGGCTTCCCGCCAGTGCCTCACTTCACCAGTGGTGTTGTGCTTAGTAACACACAACCAAATGGTGTCATGTTTCAGGTTGGTTTCTATGTCTAAGAAGATCATCGTCATTGTCCTTATCATTTTGTCGGAGGTTGTTAATATCTTCCGACTGTTTGTAATCTTCTATTGAGTCTCTACCAAAGATGGCATTCCATCTTGATGCCCATTCCTCATCAGCTATTGATCTGGGACGCTGAGTGTGTCCCTTTCCTCCGTCACTCATCAATATATTGCCACACCACTACAGGTGTGTCCTTTCCTATGTAAGCATTCTCAATGTTGAAGTCGATGTATTCAATAGCTTCCTCTTCAGTCATACCATCTCTGATGATAAGTTGCTCTACCATCTTCTCACAAGCATATACCAATACATCAACACGCTCATTACCAATCCAAAGATTGGCTGTGCCTATGATGGCACTATCAAATCCATCCCACTTCTTCATAGCATAAGTCCTTCCATTGTGTCATCAATCTCGAACATTCTGCCAGTGTCTTTGTTATAAAGCAAGCTGCAAGCAGGACCAGTTTGTCCACTGTATCTATTTTTTAACACCCTCACCTTGGTGGTGTTGCGCTCAATGGGATCATCAGCCTGTCCATTCCTCTCAAGTGATACCACCATGTCACTAAGCTGTGCAATAGCAGCACTGCCACGAAGCTGAGCTAGACTAGTGGCTGCTCCTTCTTCATGTCCCTTGTCCGATGGACGCTTGAGGTGGCTAACAATGATGAGAGCAATGTTAGTTTCCTGCACAAGCATGCGAAGCTTGGTCATTATTTCATCAATGGCCTTGCGTTCATCACCATTGTCTTGACTGGATACGATGATGCTTAAGTGGTCTAAAAATACATACTTACATCCAAGTCCCTTAGCCATATACTTCACACGATTGACAATGTTTTCAATGGCTGTACTGCCAAAGTGATCAAAGAAGTATAAGCGTCCAGTGCCTAAGGTCTTTTCAAATGCGTCCTTGCGTATGGCATCAGACACCACAGATGTAGGCAGGTGCAGGGGTGTGTCAGCAGCAAGGCTCATCATAGACAGCCCAGTCTTTCTCACACTCTCTTCAAGAAACATCAAGCCAATGCTGTCATCACAGTTCTGCAACAGATGCCAAACTATTTCCCTTAGGGTTTGACTCTTACCTAGTCCACTACCTGCTGTGAATGTGACTAGTTCACCTGCTCTGATGCCATAGGTAATATCGTTGAGTCCCTTCCAAGGATAGAAACAGTCTGCTGCTTCCATTGGTTTAGACACTAGCTCCCACAACCCAGTGCCACTAACAATACCATCAGGTATGAATGGCTCTGCTGCCCACCAACGGGATACGAATGCAGCTTCCTTGCTTTCAGCAAGCCACTCACATGCATCCTTGTATGAGGGATCAGGTTTAAATATCTTGCACTTACTACCAAACAATTCAGCAACTTCCTTTGCTGCCTTCTGTCCTGCCTCATCACCATCAAAGCACAGCACTACAGTTTCAAAGCTGTTGATGTATTCGTAGTTTGCTTTAGCATCCTTCAATGCACTACCTGCACCTGTGCGTATAGACACCACTGGATACTTGCTACCCGTCAATTGGTAAGCAGCCAGTGCATCAAACTCACCCTCAGTGATGGTCAGGTACTTACCATTGGATGGGTATAGGTTCTGTCCAAACAGCGTACCCTTGCTCCACCCACCCACTGTTGTGAACTTCTTATCCTTCACTTCCCTACGCTTAGCCGCAACAAGCTGTGAGTTGCTGTCGTAATAGGGAAAGTAATAATAACCACCACTGCGAACAACTCCATAGCGTTCCATCGTGGCTTTGTTAATGCGTCTGTCTGATACAGATACACTAACACCTTCGTTGTAGTCTTTAAAGAAAGAGCTTGTGTCTTTCGTTTCTGTATCAACATCAATCACTTCTAGTCTTTCATTGTTGGTGGAAGGGATGTATGTATTACATACAAAACATTTAGTGGACATGTCATCATTGATGGACAAGCCATCACTACTGCCACATGTCTCACAAGGTTGATGAGTTTTTAAGAATGTCATGGCCTTTGTAGACTATTTTGTTGGTCTTTAATACTTGCTCGTATGCGTTAAACAGCTTAGCCATTCTAGCATCGTGAAGGGTGTGCAGTCCAATTAATAAGTTGGCTAGCTCATCCTCTGTTGGACTCTTCTCTCTGTCCATCAACACCCACAGGATGGAGTCGATGTCCTCTTTAGTTATCCATGCTGCCATGATGAGGTTTTCAAGTTCATGTACTTTCATTTCTTCATGCCCCTAATTTGTTCTGCTAAGTATGGTTCGTAAACTTTGTTCTCTAACCACTGAGACACTTCTTCCAACACCTGATTCCGCTGTGATGGAGAAACAAAAATATCAAAGTGATAAGGCTGTCCCTTCGTAGCATTCTCTCGCTCGATGCGAGCAAACTCATCGTCTTCTTCTTTAGTCCATTCGGTCATTTGTTTTCTCCTTGTTAGGCCCCTCAGCCCAGATTATTGGCTTACCAATGCAGTCTTCCTTCTCCATCACTATCTCAACAAACTGCAATGGAGAAACTTGCACAGGCTCATCCTTCGCTTCTTCCTTTACATACAAACCCCACACCTGACCCAGTGGTGTAAACAAAGGGCAGTCTTGGTCTGTACTCACCATGCCGTTGCTTGGGTCATACCATGCTATTGGTTTCATTTCGCTGCCTCCATATACAAACCCACATTGCCCAGTGCATAACCAATAAAGGCTATGCCTAGTCCAGTGCTACCCTTGAGTAGCAGGTCCACTGCCACCACTGCATACACTACACCAACAATCGCAATTAGCCAAGCACTCATGATTTTTCCTCCACAAAGTTTATTGGTTCAAACTCTTTCAACACTCTTGTTAATGCATTGATAAGTTCCCAGTCTTGATCTTCAGCATCATGCTTAAGTTCATATTTAATTAGCCACTCAAGTTGTTCAACAACAACTGCCTCTTGTTCCATCTGACTCAACTGCATATCTCTTTTCTCCTTTATCAATCTAGCATACTGATCTGTCTCATTGCAATAGCTTTTTATCCAAGCCTTGCCACTGTCCCTCTCATACACCTGCTTACATTTAGAACATCTGTATCTCATATAAGCTCCCTCATATCCTGAGCCACTGTTGCACTACGCAAAGTGTTCTTGATGTAAGGTGTTAGGCTCTGCGGTGTGGCATGCCCTGACACTGACATGATGTTGGTGATGGGTACACCCACCTCAATCATCTCTGTGATGGCTGTCCTTCGTAGGTCTTGCAACACCAAGTCACTAGGCAGACTTGCCTCAGTCATGATTTGCTTTGCCACTCTAGACAGATTGAACAAGCTGTAAGGCAGTAGGCCACCCTTCCTATCGGGATTGTTGGATGGTGCAATATATTGCTGCCACCCAAACTCAGCATGCTGTTGCTTCAGCATAGCTAACAGCCCTGCACTTGTCGGTATAGTCACCCTAGACCTACGCTTGCTTTGTTCCAAGTGCAACACACCCTTTTCTAGATCAACCTGATCCCACTTCAGCTTACGCATATCACCCATACGCTGTCCATATTCATAGCCCATCTGCACAATGAGTCCTACATTACGCCACTTGAATGTAGCGTATGCTGTGTTCATGAATGCTCTAACATCTTCCCTTGTCCACACCACTCTGCGAGGTTTGTCTGATCTTCTCAGCACCTTGCTGAATGGATTGTGTGTGATGTAGCCATGCCGAATAGCGAAATTAAATAGCAAGCGATAGACAGCTAAGGTGTGGTTAGCTAGGCTAACACTGTGCTCAGCATGCTGTTCATATATCTTCTGACAATGCGGAGTGACTAAGCTGCCTAGCTTACATTGATACAGAGGTATGCCATTGGCTTTGCTATCCTGCCATCCTTGTAAGTAGTAGAGGTAGTCATGCTGTGCCTTTATACTAAGTTTGGTATAAGTGATGTTGTTCTTATACGCTTTGATAAGATCAACAACCTTCGTATCCTCTGAAATATCTTTAAGGTAGCGAAGTTCTTTACGCCAGTTGTCTAGCTGTGCATTCAGCTCTTCAGCTAAAGCAAAGGCTTTAGACTTGTCAGTGCCAAGCACACGCCTAGCCACCACCCCTGCATCCACTGCATCCTGTGGTGGGTTGTAGCGATACTTGGTTATGCCTTCGGCAGCTTTGGCCAGTGTTACATAGCGAGGCAAGGTCATTCTTGTTCCCTTGCCTTCATCATCTCTTCAGCAAACCAATAAGCTTTGCTTGCCACTTCAGCATGTGGAATGCTCCACGCACTGGTCATCAACACAGCCATAGCTTTAGCTGCGAAGTAGTCACGCAAGGTCATACCATCTTTGAACTGATCGGGGAAAGCCGATTGCATCTTGTTACTATTCATGTAATCTTCTCTCGCAATGTTAACAATTCTGCTCTCTCTACAGAGCGTATCCAACAACTTGCCCCTGCTGCTTTCAGCACAACCAAGGCTGACCGCCTTACAGATCGTTATGTGTCATTGAACACAAGCGACATCATCACAGTGATGCAAGACTATGGATATGCACCAGTGCAAGCAGCACAAAAGCGTAGCCGTAAGAACAACCCTGCTCACTCAGGCCACATGGTAGCCTTCGCTAAGCCGTGGGACATTGACTTCGGCACTGCTGACATTCGTCCTGAGATCATCTTGTACAACTCTCACGATGGCACTGGCTCAGTGAGACTGTATGCAGGTTGCTTCCGTTTC